GAACGTTTCTATCTGTCGCCCCGCTTCTGCGCGGCGATCAGGTTCTTGATGCGGATTGCTTCTCTGGCGTCGCCCTTGTCCTGGGCGGCTTTCAGCGCCGCTTCGAGGGCTTGCGCTCCGCCGCGGGCGCCCTGGCTCGGATCCGGCGCCGGGGTGCCTGACGGGGCGTTGGGAAGTGCGGCGATGAGCAGGTCCGCGTCTGCGGCCAGCTCCTCCGCGGTGGTGCCTTGCAGGCGTGCCGCGAACGCGGGGGGGAGTTTCTTCTCGGCCGCGACCTCGGCACGTAGTCGGCCGAGGCGTTCCTGTTCGGCCTGCCGCTGCAGCGCAGAGACCTGATCGGTAAGGGTCTGTACGTCGGTCTTGCCCGCCTCGGGCTTCACGCCGAGCGCCTCGGCAAGTTTCGACAGCGGGGCCAGCGCGGCGAGCTGGGTCTGGAGTTCCTTCGTCTGGGTCTCCAGCGCCTTGCGGGCTTCCCGCTCGGCGGCGAGTGCCTTCTTGCCGGCGTCGCCGAGTCCGTCCGTCGCGGGCGGGTCGGTCTTGGCCGGTGCGGTGGGTTCCGGGGGCGTCGCGCCGGCCGGTTCCGTGGGTGTGGTCATCGCGACCTCATCGGGTTGGGCCGTCGGCGTCGCGCCTCGGGCATGGCAAAGCCCGCACGGGTGCGCGGGGGTCTAGGTGGATACTGGGCGGCATGAGTGAGCCGAGCCCGTGGCCTCCCGGAAGCACCGAAGAGGTCATCTGGTCAGACGAAGACGGCAACCAACTACCCGGAGCGGAAGGTTCGGCGCGGGGTGAAGTGACGGTGACGTTCCCTGACGGGACGAAGCAGCGGCACTACCTGCGGCGACCTGCGGGCGGCTGAGCGATCAGCCACGGCCCAGGCGATGTACCCCGACCGGGCGATCCTGCCGGTACCCGTCAGAGAGGGCGTCGATCCATGTGGTGACGCCGGTCGACTTCGATACGGCCGGGACGCGCCCGCCGGCGCGCTCGGGCAGCGGAATGAGGAGCCAGTGGCTGTCGGTCTCGTAGCCGTACGGTGCGATGTCGTAGTCGGGCCAGGTGGTCTCAACGGACCGTCTCGCCTGCTCGAACGTCACCACCACGGCTCCTAGTCAGTCAGGGTCTCGATGTATCTGAGGATATCGTCCGACGGCACGAGATCGTCCAGCCTGATGTACTTCCAGGCGCCGTAGTCTCTGGCGCCGAACCGCTTCCGGTATGCGGCAGTTACCGCGCCGGACGTGGCACCGTTTTGGGCTTCGATGAACTGCATCTTGCCGTTGACCTTGATCACGCTGAACGTGTGCTTCCCTGCGTGGATCAGACCCCGGGCGCCGTCGGGCCACTGTGCGACCACTGCTTCCAGTTCGGCGTCGCTGAGCCACTTCTGGCCCGCGAAGGTGCGGCCGTGTGGGCGGCCGTCGGGGAGCCGCCACGCGCGTAGCAGTTCTTCGTACTCGTCGAAGGTCCGTCCGGCGGCGTAGCCGTACTTGTCGAGCACGTCGAGAGCGCCGGCGGTGACGTCGAAGCCGCGCATCCGCATCTCCCACGCCATGACGACGTTGGTGCAGTTCTGTTCGTACGCTCCCCACGGGAGAGGTCCCATGTCGGGTGTCCACGGCTGACCGGCCCGGCCCGCGTCCCGGTATGTCGGGCCGTCGACTGTTGTGCCGTTGCGCGGGTTGGTGGCCTTCGCCGACAGGGTCGCGGACTGTGGCCGGCGGAGCCGGGTGAGGGTTTCGACGGTCGGAGCGCCAGCAGGCTTGGGCGGCTTGCCCACCGCGACCACCTGCGGTTTGGTCAACACCAGGGTTTCGCCGTCGACCACGATGGACGACCCTCGGGTGACGACCTGGACCTGTGCGCCCTTCGGGATCGTCGCCCCGCCTGAGTCCATGGTGTCCGGGTCGAACTTGACCTTCGCCCCGGCCTTGCTGATCGGCTTGACCTTCGCTTTCGTCGTCAACCGGGTCACGGCCGAGCGGAGTTTGAGCATGTCGCCCGACTCCAACGCCACCCGCAGCGCCTGCAGGACGTCCGGGTCGGCGGTGGCGAAAAGCTTCGGGTCGAGGCGTTGGCGGATCGTCACCGCCGTGGCCTTCTTACCCAGCAGTTCGTCGACCTCGGCGAGAAGCCTCGCCGTGCCTTCCGACCGGGCCAACGTCTGCCGGCGTGCTTCTGCTACGGCCTCGCGCTCGGCCCGGCGGAACGCCGTCACCTCGTCCGGGGTCATCAACTGCACCGACGCCCGCGAGACAACGACCCGCTCACCGTTCACCACGGCCGTGTAGCCCGGCCGCAGAACCCGCACCATCTGGCCCGGCACGGCATCGCCGAGGGCTTCCATCAGCGCTCGGTCGAACGCGGCGAACTGGTCCGGCGTGGACACCGTCAGCTTCGAACTCTTGGCCAGCCGCGCCAACGCGGCCCGTAGCTTGTCCGGGTCGTCCACGGCAGCGAGGAGCGCCTTCGTCACCGTGGCTGGGGTTCCCTCGACGGAGGCACGGGCCGTGATGCGTGCCCGCAGCGCGCGCGCCGAGGCTTGGCTCTGCAGCAGTTCGTCGACCTCGGCGAGGAGGTTCGCTGTAGCGCGGGCCTTGTCGATCGCCTTCTGGCGGACGATCGCGGCCTTCTCGGCCGCGCGCGAAGTTGGTGGCGTCACACTCGTTGGGCGGATCGGCACTATCTCGACGTCGAGAATTCGCGCCGGCTTGCCGCCAATTTGCCGCTCGGACTGGCCGACGACACGCAGCTTCAACCCGCGCTCGAGCAGAATCTCTGACTCGGCGAGCGGCGCCTGCCGCAGGTCCAACGCGCCCGTTCCGGGCGGTACCCGAATCCGTAGAACGACGCCGGGGTCGCCGCCGACGTTCTGGGCGAACTTGAGCGCCGAGCTTTCGCTAAGCGAGGTCGACAGGAAACCCCGGTCCACCCATTCGAAGCCGGTGAAATCGGTTGGCCATTGATCGCGCGGGCCGAATACGCCTTGACCGGTCCGGAGGCCACGGAACACCAGGACTTCTTCGGTCGTCCTCGATCCCGCCATCAGCCGATCAAAGGCATCCGCTAGCGCGGGTTGGCCACCGCTCTCAATACCGCGCAGAACGCGGTTAGCGGGGCCGAAATCGCCGGCCGCGTAGCCGTGGAGAAGCTGCCAATCGGCCCGCGACACGTTCGAGGGCTGGCGGACGTGCCCAGGGACATATCGCGTCATGCCGGCCAAGGTCGGTTCCGGCACCTGCAGGCGCTCCAACAGGTCCGATCTTTTCGCGCCCGGCGGAATCGGTATGCCGAGTTTCTGTGCGAGAGCGCGGAGTTCCGCGACCTTCATCTTCGCCAGATCCGGTACTGCGCGCAGGGCTGCGATCTCGGCCTTCTGTGCCTTCGCCAGGTCGGGGAACAGCTTGTCCAGGATCGCCGCACGATGCGGGTAGATGTCCCGGAAGTACAACGCCCCAGTGAAACCGTCAGCCAGGGTGCCCCGGGCGATCGGGCCCGACTGGTAGAGCATCAGCGACTCGGCCCAGTCCTCGCCCTTCGACGACCGGCCGTACTCGGTGACGCCCTTCGGCCAGTCCCGACGTGGCTCGACCTGTCCCAAGCCGCCGGCGGAGTGGTGCGTCGGGGCCAGATCCTGAACCGCCCGGGCAACCGCGACGTCATCATCGGCCGCCTGCGCCCACGCCCGTGAGCCTGAGCCGTTCGCAACCGGCCCGATCGAGTCGTCCAGGTTGTGCCCGGTCTCATGCCGAAGCGTGTCAACGTCAACCCGACGGGTCGGGCCGATGCTCCACAGCACTGTGTGGCCCTGCCCGGCCTGGGCCAGCGACACATGATCCGGGTTGTTGTATCTGCGCTGCCAGTACACGTCGTCGGGGCTCGCGCCCTTCAGCGCCGCGTACGACTTGTTCACCCTCGCCGCAGCCAGGACGGACGCATGGGCCTCGCGGAGATCCTGCAGCGTCCGGGACACCCACGGTGCGCCGAACTCATCCGGGCCGTGCTCCACGAGGTACGAGACGCCGTTGAACCGCCACGCCGTGCCGTGCTCCACCGTGTACGCCGGGAACGAGCCGCCCAGGGCGGCCTGGGTGACTCGCAGGTCCCGCACCACGACGCCCTCGGATGGGGTGTCGAGGCCCGCGCCGAGGCGGCCGTCGAACGCCTCCGACCATTCGTGGTGGCGGTGACCGGTGAGTTTCGGTCCACTCGGGTCTGGCTTCCCCAAGACGGGGGCGTCGATCCGGTTCGTGAACAGCGGAGCCGGACGGAACTCCGGCAGGCCCGGGATCTTGCGTGCGTTGCCCGACTCCCACAACCGCAGGTTCGCCAGAATGTCGGCCTTGCGGGTGCCCACAATCGGCGCACCGGCAGCCTTCGCCGCGGCCTTGATCTGCGGGAGCGTCATCTTCAACGCCGGGTCCACTGCCGCGGCGACAGGTTGACGTAGGCCCGGGATGCCGACCGAACCGCCTGCGGACCGGAGTCCGAAGTCGTCGGCCTGACGCAGCACCGTGGCCGAGGCTGTTGCGCGCGGGCGGGTGAGTAGGTAGCCGTTGTCGAACAGCATGTCCAGCGCTTCGGCGCGGCCGTCGGCCTCGGCGAAGATCTGATCCGGCGTCAATCGGTCAGCCTTACGACGCCCGGCGCCCAGGCGCTTACCGGCCAGACCGCGGCGGGTCGAACCCTCCCGGGTCAACTTCCTGCCGCCGGCGGTAAACAGCGCGCCGGGGCGGTGGCGGGCGTTAACGAGCTGCTCCAGATCCGCACCGAGCCGCAGCGCCTGCTGATCGGCGAGGGTGAACCCTGCCCGCAGACGTTCGGCGCGGGTCATCGAGTCGTAGATGTCGCGCGGGTCCCGGAACAGCCGCTTCGCCTTCGTCGAACCCGACGGCAAATGGACGCAGTCACACATCGGGTGTCGTTTGAACCCGGCGTTCCAGGCGTAGTGCTTACCGGCCAGGATCAGGCAACGGGCGCATGTGTTCCCGACGGCGACCCGCGTATACCCGGATGCTGCCGGGCGGGCGGTCAGCGCGACCTGGTCGGCGAGCCGGCCGGCGTCGGCGACCTGGGTGCGGGTCAGCATGTCCAGGTTGGCTCGGCCCATGCCCAACGCCCGGGCAACGTCCAAGCCATCCTGGATGGACAGCAACGTCACCACAACCGGGTTGGTCAGCAGCGACATGAGGCCGCGGCCGTCGGACGCCTGCCCTGAAAACCCGGTCGGGTCCACGGGTGCGACCGACTCCGATTCGACGTCCTGCGACTGCAGCGCGAGGCTGGTGTACGAGTCCGCCGGGCGGGCCGCACCCAACTGGGCGCCGGACACCACCGCGGTCAGTTCGGGAAGTTGCTGGGCCCACGACTGGGCGATGTTGCGGGGGTCAACGTCAGCCCACATGGCCGCCGCGACCCGCGCGGTGGCGTTGACGAACCGTTGCCGGTCCGCGTAGTGGTCGAGCGCTATCTCACGCGTTTGCAGGGGCGAGGTCACCAGGCACCCGCTGGTCGGCGAGCCCACGGGCTATCTGGGCGGCCGGGTTCCGGGCCGCGGCCTCCTCGTCGGCCTGCTCCATCGCCTCGATCTCGGTTTCGTCGAAGCCGAGCTTTTCCCGGGTCTGGCGCAGCGGCACGATCGGCGGCTGGGTCGTGAACAGCTTCACTGCCGCATCGGCCATCGCCCCGACCGTTGGGGTGCGGACGTTGCGCCAGTCGTTGGTCATCGACGCGAAAGCCGGATCCCAGTCCTTGGTGAACCGCAGGATCAACTCGGCCGCGTCCATCGCGCCCGCGTCGAGGGAGTCCTGCGCCCGCTCCGCGCGCGTAGCCATGCGCGACTCGGACGCCGCGATCGCCTCGGCTGATGGCGGGTTGTCCGACGCCTTACCCAGGTAGTGCGGCGGCAGACCCGTCACCGACACAACGAGCTCCGCCATGGCCCGCAGGCCCTCGGTGAAGTTCGCCAACTGCCCGGACGCCCACTCGTACGCCTTGACGTCCTCGTCCGGGATCGTCAACAGGCGACCCATCATGGCCCTCAGTGGGGTCATCGGGTTGCCGTCCTGATCCTTGAAGTCACCCGGCCCGACGCCGAACAACGCCCGCAACGGGGTCGCGATGAACTCGGCCGCGACCATCATGTCCGTACCGAGCTTGTTCGCCGCGTCGGACAGCGGAATGATCGGGTCCAGCGCGGAACGACCCAGGCGGGCGACTTCCATGTTCCGTGGGTTGCGGGTCGAACTACGCAACCGCGGCTTGTAGACCACCGGCGCAACCGGCACCATACCCAGGCCGTGATCGTCGCGCTGCGTCTCGGACCAACCGCCGTAGCCGGTCGCCTCACACCAGATCGTCGTGTTCGGCAGGTACAGGGTCGCGTACCGGGCCATGACCCCGCCGAGGGCGTCCGCATCGGTCACACGCCGCAGCGCCGCCCGGACCCGGCGGGTGCGCGGGTCGATGTCGACATACACCTCGAGCGGCGACTCCGGAGTGACGATCGGGGTGTCCGCGTCGTCGGGGTTGGTGCCGACCGACACGAACGCCCGGCGCATCACCAACGCGTCGGTGATGGTCTGCCGGAACCCCAGAACCATGCGGTTCGACTTCCAGCGCCGCCACAGCTCGGTGTTGATGTCCGCGTCTTCGGTTTTGAACCCCTCCAGCCGTAGGCGCTCCTCGATCGAGTCGACCGCCATCTGCGGCCAGAAAATCACCAGCGGGCGGATCCGGTCCGACACCTCGGCCAGAATCTCCGGGTGCATGTACGAAAGGGGTTGGGTGCCCTCGTAATACGAGTCGTACCGCGCCAGCTCGGGCACCTCGGAGTCGTGCAGCCGCGACAAACGGTCGATGATCTTCAACTCGTCGGCAGAGAGCGCCATGAGCACCCCCTACCGGTAGGTCGTCACAACCCGGGACTTGCGGCGCCAGTCACCATCAGCGAGCGCGTCCAGACGGGCCTGCCAGGAAAGGCAGCCAGCCATCGCGCCGTCGATGTAGAGCTTCGAGTCGGGGCGTTCCTTGTAGATCGTCCACAGCGGGGTGTCGTCGTCGTCGAGCACGTTCAGGTCCCCGCGGCGGGCGTTCGCTATGTGCCGCGCCAACCGGGCGTCACCGTCGTTGCGGCACTCCCCGGTCGTCATCGCCGTCCGGTACGCGCGCATCGCCCGCCCGATCAACAGGGGGCGGTTGGTGTACCAGTCGGCGACCTTGGTCTTCTTGCCGTTCCAGCGGCCCGCCCAGCGGGCCGTGTTCGCCTCAAACCGCGGCGGGTCGTTGTACTGGCGGACGACCCGCCAGCGCCCCATGGTTTCGTCTACGGCGCCGTCGACCTGCTCGTCGGTGACTTCCCATTCGTCCTCGTCGCGGGCGTTGACCGGCTTCTCCCAGATCGCGATCGGCCACTGAATGCCCGTCTCGATGTGGGTCCCGACCAGCGCGCACGCGTCCCGCCACCGGGCGCCGTCGAACCCGACAGCGATCGGATCGCCCTCCGGCGCCCGCCAGTCGCCGACCTTGAGGTCGCGCCACCGGTTCGGGTCGAACGCCTGCCTCGAGGAGGCCACCCAACGGTTGAGCCAGACCCGCTCCCAGTAGGCCAAGTCGGTGTCCGGCTCGTACGACAGGGCCACGATCGAGTCGATGTCGGACCACTTCGCCACCACCGGGCCCGACGCCTCGATCACGGCGTCGCGGCGACCCTTCTCGGTCGACAGGTCATGCGACGGGCCGGCCTCGCGGTGGAAGTAGAACAACTGGGCGCTCTTCGCCTTGCCGGCCGCGACCTGCTGGGCGTACTCGCGCTCCTGTTCGGCGACGGAACCCTCACCGGGAACCCCCGCGGTGGTTGTGGACAACGTCCACGGGTCCGCGATGGGGCGCTTCGGGATGTTCGCCAGCATCGTCCGGACCGCGTCGACCTGCCGGGGCAGCTTGAGCCGGTGCGGCTCGTCGATGTGCTGGAACGTGGTCCGCGCGCCGTCCCGGGAGTCCGGGGCCGACGCCAGCGCGACCGCCTTACCTTCGCCGTCGATGCGCCGAATCCGGTCAAGGGTCGCGTCGAACAGGTCCCGGTCGGGGCCGTCGGTGCACATGACGTACAGGGCCGCGAAGGCGAGCTCTTCGGTCTGTTCCTCGGTGTGGGCGATCATCGGGATGTAGGGGTCTCTGACCGGTCGACCCACCGGCACCCACATGGAGCCCTGCCGGCGCCAACCGTCAGTCCGGACCGGGCCCTCGGGGTGCAGTTCAGCCCACGCGATCCAGGCCGCTTTCTCCGTCTTCGCCGTGCCCTTGCGGAGCGAGATCGCGACCCGCTTGAAACGACGCCGCCCCGCGCGCTCGTGATCCCGCGGGAACACCTCGTAGATGCGGTAAATCAGCGCCCGGGTCTCGTCGTCGACCTTCGCGGGCAGTCCCCGCAGGTCGCCCGGTCCGAAACACGCGCCAGCCTCGATCAGGTCACACACCTGCGGTCCGAGCGTCGGCCACGGCGTTTCGTCCATCTCCGGGACGATCAGGCCGCTCACGACACCGACCGAAGCACCGACCTCGGGTCAGACGACGCGGTCGGGGCCTTCGCGTCGGTGGCCTTCGACCGCCGGGTGGTGCCCTTCGCCTGCGCCTCGTCCGTGCGCTCGATCTCCCACTGCAGCCGGCGACGGTCGATCGGTGTCAAGCCGAAACACTGCCGCTGGAGACGGATCTCCGCGGCGATCTCCTTCGACGGCGAGCACCAGAACGAATCCACCAGGACGGCCAGCAGGAACAGGCCATGGCGGTCCGACTCGTCGTACTCAGGCGCCATCGGTGAAGCCCACACATCCGCCCACCACTGCAGCGTCTGTGCATGCCACGGCTCGATGCGGCGCGGCAGATCGGGCGCGGTCGTGTCGTCCGCAGCAACCAGGGTCGCCCTGGTCGCGGTCCGGTTACGCCGAGCTGGGTTTCTCTTCGGTAGAGGGGGCATCGCGCCACTCCGCTTCCTGGTGGGCGGCCTCGCGCCGTCACACCCTGTGATGATCAAAAGTCGGTTGATCCGTACGGGTAGAAAACACCCTCCCCGGCGTCTCC